CAGGCGCATCGTTCTGGGGCCAGCCGGAACTTTATCCGATCAATGGCACCAACAACGGCGCAACCGTCCGTGGACGGAACGAGCGCGTAACCACGCTGGCCAACCTGCCGATCTGCGTGGACGAGATCACACACATGCCGATCAAGGATGCGATTGATCTGGCCATGTCGATCTCCCAGCCCGGTGCGCGCATCAGGCTGACCTCTGAAGGCGTGGAGCGCAGCGCCGTGGACTCAGACAAGGCGACGATCATGCTCACCACAGCGAACGCTTCGTTGCACAGCATGCTCTCGACCGACAACGCAGCTGGCACGGCTGGCTCCATGCGCGTGGTAGAGCTTCAGTTCAAGCGCACCCACGTCCACACCAAGGCACAGGCTGATGATTACCTGCATGATCTGAAGGAGAACTTCGGGCACGTCGGTGAGCTGGTGATGGCCCATGCCATGCCGCAGCTGAAGGCGGTGTTCCATGCGATCCGTGAGGAGATTCGTCGCATCGACGCTGCATGTGACATCCAGCCCAGCGAACGCTTCTGGACAGCAGCTGCCGGTCCTGCCCTCGCCATCGGCGAGATCGCCGTCAAGCTGGGGCTCCTGCCCTTCGACATCGAAGTCATCCGCCAGTGGTTCACTGGCAGGCAGGTGCCTGAGATGCGCGGCGTCGTGACCGACGAGTACACTACCCCGATCACGGCTCTGGCCGATTATCTCGAACACATCAACAACAATATCGTCGTGCTGCAAAAGTCTGTCAGCTACAACGGCAGCGATCTTCTGGTCACACGTCAGCCACATGGTGAGCTGCTGGCCCGTTACGAGCCGCACGACAAGCTGATGTGGGTGTCGCTCAAGGGCTTCAAGGATTGGTGTGTGCGTCAGGGCCTGAACCAGCGCAAGGTCATGGAGGACCTGAGCGTGGCCAAGGACGGCCAGCGGGTGATCGTGAGCAGCAACATCAAGAAAGTGCTGGGTGCCAACAGCGACCTCGCCAAGGCCCAGTCACGGGTGTTCCTGATCAATATGGGCCACCCCGACATCTGCGGGATGCTGCCGGACCTGACGGTCGTCGAGAACACCAAGTCCAACCTGAAGGTCGTGAGATAAATGAAGGGCCGGGATCACTCCCGGCCCTCACGTCGTAGGGCAGATGCAGTCTGTTAAATCCCTACGCCATGCCCATCATTTTGATCGCCTGCATCACCTTGGACAGGTTCTCCTTGGAGCGCATCTCGTTGCCCTTGGCGTTGGCCTTGGCGATCTTGTCGCGACCAATCATACCAGCGGCACGCTTGTTCAGGACAGCCTCACCGGGCTCCAGCAGGGCGGGCTTGATGTCGCCTGAGCCCTTGCCCGGCACGCGGGCGGTGCCGCGCTTCAGGCGCATCGGGTTGTCGAGGAAGCTACCGTCGAGAGAAGCCAGCTGGGGCTTACGCAAGAACGAATAGCCCTCATCAAGCAAAGACGGTGCGGCCTCACGACGAATCACCGGAGCCATGCCGGGGATTGCTGACATCTCGGCCACTGCCGGTGCCGAGGCAAGCGACGGCATCATAATCGTGGTCATCGCAGAGCCCACGGGCGCAGCCGGGGTCGGGTAGTTCGGCCTGATATTGGGAATCGCAGCGGCTTGTCCACGGCTGCCGAACAGCGTCGCCAGTGCCGGGTTCGGCGCGAAGGCCGCAGGCATGCCCGGCTGCGGAGCCAGCAGACTCTGATCGCCCGGTGGCCGGATGACGGTATCTCGTCCACGGGTATCCGCGTCAAGGTTCCGACCCTGCGCATTGTTGGCGTTGGCAGCGGAGTTGCCCTGACGGATGTCAGACTCATATTTACCGGGCAGATACTTGTTGTCGATCTCACCCTTTTCCAGCGCCTGACGTTTTTCCAGCGGGATATACATCCGGTTGAGGTCTTCCGTCGCGGTCTGCGACCGAACAAACCCGGCGTTGGCGTCGGTGGTGACAGTCTGGTTGCGCGCACCTTGATCAGAAGCCCTGATCCACGCATCAATGCGGTTGATCTCGGCCCTGCCCAACGGCTTGACCATTCCGCCTTCTTCGCGAGTCTTGAACGCGTTTGCGTTGTTCAGGCCGATGCGCGACTGCGACTCGGGCACCATGGTCTTGGCCTGCTCGCTCTGAAGGCGAGCGGCGGCGTACGCCTGTGCGGCGCGAGCAGCAACTTCCTGACCCTGCTGCGCGTACTTCCTGTCCAGAAGCTCCTGATAGCCAGCAGGCATGCCGCCCGACATGCCCATGTTGAAACTGGTACGACCGCCACCGCTCGGACGAAGGTTCATTGCCATGGTGTCGCTCCTTATACGTTGTAATTGTAGTTTACGTTGTTCGACGAGCTGGTGCTGCGGCTCGTGCTGCTGCTTGTGCTGGTGCTTGTGCTGTCGCTGATGGACTCGCTCTCGCTCCAGCTCCAGTTGGCCGAGTTGAGCGCCGCAGCACCGATCTGCGCCGACACCTGTGCACCGACCTTGGCTGCTTCCAATGCCAGAGAGCGAGTGGTTGTGTAAAGCTCAGCGTTGGCCTTGGCTGCCGAGATGCCGATCTCCACCACGCGCTGTGCTTGGTCGATGGACACCTGCCACTGCTTGGTCAGCACCTCGTTGTAAGACGTGATGGCCGATGTCTGCGCCCGGTAGCTGTCAGACAGGGATGTGTTGATCGACGAGATGGCCTGCGCCTTGGACGACTGCGCCGCCGCTGCCGCCTTGTAGCCTTCCCACTCGGAGTTCTTGGCGTCGATGCGCGCCTTGAACTCGTCGATCTTGGCGGTGATCGTCTTGGTCCCGGCCTCGACCTGAGCCGAGTACGCCTGCACCTGCGACTTGAATGCTTCCTGCTTGGACGCTTCAGCGCCTACCTTAGCGCGGAAACCTTCAACACCTGCAGTATAGGCGCTGACCTTCGACCCGTAGGCTTTCACCTGCTCGCCAAAGATTTCGATCTTCATCTTTTCGATCTCGGCCTTGAGCTGGATCGCGCCGATCTCGGCCTTGAAGATTTCCACGTTGGCCAGCGCCGCATCGACCTGCGTCTTGTACTGAGACACCAGTGCGTTGTTGATCTGGGCCTTGGTGCTCTCAGCGTCCATCTCGGCCTTGTACGCCTCGACCTTGGCCAGCTCGCCCTTGATCATGGCGTCGTAGATCGCGACCTTGGTCTTGTACGCGTCGAGGTACGCGGCATAGGCTTGCACCTGCGCGTTATAAATCTGGATGCCTGCTTCGGTGGCATACTTGACGGCGTCGAACAGGCGCTGCTCGACCGCGTTGTTGTAGTTGATGAGCTGGCCTTCCAGCTGCACCGCGCTCTGCATGGCCCACTGGATATTGGACTGTTCCAGCTTTGCCTGCTCAATGGCGATCTCGCGCGACAGGGTCGAGGCCACGTAGCCCATCTCGGTGGTGATCTTGAGGCGAGCGTTCACATAGACGCCGGGAGGGAAGGCATAGCCAAGGGCCTCCATTCGCTCCAGATCACCGATGGCGTCAGCCTGCGCCCGGTACTCACGGTCACGTGCACGGTTCCACAGGGCTTCTTCCACGTCCGGGGGCAGGCCAGTGCCGCCATTGACGATGTAGTCTTGCAGCACGCTCTGGGCGCTGCCCAGCAGGGCCGAGGTGTACATGCTGCCCGGCACGTACTGGACCACCGAGGGAGCCGCCACGTTCAGTGTGGGCAGGTTGGTGTCGATGGTCGGCATGTTGATGCCGCCGAACTGGTAGGTGTTCAGCGAGAGCAGGCTGGGCGGCGCAGGGAGCGTCACTGACAGGGTCGGTGTGTCGAAGGCGAGGTTGATGCCCGGCGCGTCAGGAAGGGCCTCAGCAAAGTCCGCAGGAGGCGTGCCGTAGGACAGGACCGGAGGGGTCTGGTCAAACGGGGCAGGCAGATAGTCACCAAGGGCCAGCGTGCCGGTGAACGGCCCCGGAATGGCGGGCAGCTCCCAGATCACGTCCTGCAAGACCGGGGGGTTGGCCGTCATCAGGGGCGGGGCAGTCGGGGTAGTCGGAAACACCGGGTTAATCACGGGAGGGTTGAGTCCCACCGTAGCGTTCGCCAGAGCCACAAGGTAGCTGTTCGTCGCCGCGACCTCTTGCAGGGCGATCTGGTACCAGTAATTTGGCTGACCGTCGAACTTCTGCTTCGCCATAGGGTACTCCTAGATCATCCAGTCATATCTTAAAAGATAAACGGCTTCAAGCTTTCGGCGTGGTGCCCACGTAGGTCTTCTTCCACGTAATCCTGTAGTACGCGTTTACATGGTAGAGCGTGTCGCCTGTGGTCGCATGAACCCAAATGTAGGCCGATTTGCCCTCATCAAGCCGGAAGACCGGATCGTCGCCCACGACAAAATCCGATGGCCCCATCTCGCACTGCAAATCCTCTCCCACTGACTGCGCAAACAAGACGGGCGTGTAAGGTATCTCTATGCCGATCTCGGCTGGGTCCGTCTCCACGTACTGGACGTAAAACCTTTCGAAGTTCGCGTTCTCCCGCTCGGACCTGCCCTCGTAATCCGTGATCTCGATCTCCCAGTTACCGCGAACGGCGGTGAGTTTTTGACTGAGAGAGACCTTTTGTATCAGGTTGTTGGGACCGCCGCAGTTTGCCGAATTTTCAAATCTCACCTCCAAGAAATCTGGGTCGGCGATGTCGATCCTTGAGTTGAGATTAATCCAACCGTCTGACAGAAAGACCACCCAGCCACTTGTGACTAGCAGCGGTGCCGTTGGGCTGGTTCCTTCGCTTACCGATATGCTCGCACGTGCAGATGCGCGAACCTGCAGCCGCTCACGCTCAAAGTTGCGATCATACGTGGCCGTGATGCCCGGAGCCAGCTTGGAGCTATGGTGCACATACTTCGACACACCAAGGTCGCTGGAGCCGCGCATGCGCAAAAAGTACTGCTTGATGAGTCCGCTATTCTCGTCAATGAGCCTGCGCGCGTACTTATGCGCTGCCTCGCGCTCCTCGTCCGTACTACCGATACCTTCTGTCTCAATGGTCGTGACGGTCGGAAGCTGAGTAGTCTTTTGCCACAGCTCGGGGCCTGTGCGGTTAGATATGAGGAACGGGGGCTTAGACACGGCGTTGCACCACAAGCGGGATGAACTCGATGCTGTCGAGGTCAAAATCCTGCCCGGTGCTGATCAGCTCAAACGAGAAGTACCGGGCGCGCAGACCCTTGCCAAAATGCACGCGCGAGGTCTGCATGTCCTTGCCGACGACCGCGTAGTTGTAGGTCTTGCCATCGCCTGTCTCGACTTTCAGGACGAAGTCACCTTCGCCACGCATACCGATGTAGGCGGTCTTGAACGACGTAAACCGCGAGCCGCCCAGCTGCATGAGGCCGGACTTGATGTCGGCGATGATGTCTGTGCCTGCGTCTGTGTCGCCGTCCAGCTCGTAGAGTCCAGCACTTGTAGCACCAAGGTAGTGGTTACCCATGCGGGCAAAGCTGTTGAACTCGTAATTGGTGTACTCGGTGGTGGCCATGTTCTTGGTGTTGATCGCCCACGTTGTCACGCTGCTGCCGGGCGACACGTAAGCCGCAGACAGCTGCACCGCGTCCGCGAGCGCCGGGTCGAACAGCATCTTCAGCGCCTGAGTGTGCGTCAGGCTCAGAGTCTCGGCGGCGGTCACGCGCAGGATAAATTGCCGAGTAAGCGTTTCACCAATTCCTGCAGTGTCGGTCAAAGTCGGGTTGAGTTGACGCTGCCGCTCAAGCAAGTCTGTGAACGCAACACCATCGACCACATCGCCCGAAAAGAATTTACGCAGAGCATCAGCGACGTGCACGCTGTCTGCTATTGTCTTGCCAAACGTGGCCTTGACACCGAGCACATCAGCCAGCCCAAGCTGGTCAATGATTGTCATAGCACGCACAGTGCTCATGGCTTCGCTGATGGCCACCGTCTCGGACAGATTAGCGGGCACGCCAACCAAGACCACGCTGCGAGTACCGATACGCTCGGTCACTATCGCGATGTAATCCATGCCCGGCGCGGTCGCATCGCCTACGCGGACACCATCGGTCAGAACCGGACAACGGATGTAGTAATATGATGCTGCGTCACCGGCACCGATGGCGTCTGTCGCGGTTGCCCCGGCACCGTAGCTAAACGTTTCCAAGAAGTCCACGCTGTCTGTCAGACTAAGAATGCCGCCCGCTGTTAAGTCCTCAAAAAAGTCAATCCAATCTTCGATGTCAACCGGCCACTGGCTTGTCAGGCTCTCGCTGACACCGAGGATTTCGGCCAATGTCTCGCTAATAGTAATCTCAGGTGTGTATCTCGCGGTCGTTGCAAAGAACGTCGTGTCGTTGAGGTCGCCAAGGTTGATAGTGTTGTACTCCTCGACCGCCTCAAGTTCCAACGTCTCGTCAATGATGTCCGTGTAAGCCCCCTGCACATTGAACGATAGTGCGATGTAATATCGGCGCGTGCCAGTTGCTGATGCCCAGATCAGGTCGTTGGTGCCTAATGTCTGCATTGTCTCGATGCGCGCGTACGAGACCCAGTAAAACGCATCCTGCACGGTAAGCGCCAAGTCAGTCACAACAGAGTCTGTGCCTGTGTAGCTCAGCGTGTTGGTGGAGCTGGCCTGCTGCAGCATCGCAACAATCACGCAGCCGTTGGTCGTCATGTTTATGTCGGTGAGCGAAACGTCGGTCGCAGTGCCGGACGCTACGGCCAGTGTGTCCAGCAGTGTGAGAGACGACGGCCTCAGTGTGTAAACACCGATGCTGCACCGAGTCATCACGATGTTGAACGATGCAACTATATCGACAGAAGTGCCTGTCGGAACGACTGCCACCCAAGCAGTCTGGCACATATTGTACGCGCCCTGACAGCCTGTCAGGTAAGTCGCGGACACACCGTTGACGGTCAAGCTTGTGTTATTCGCTGTAACGGGGGATGCGCCACTCAGCGTCGAGAACTGCGCGAAGACGACTACAGCGCGAAGCGGGCTCTCGTTACCGATACCAAATGATGAAAACGTATACGTCGATGTGTCGGTGGCCGATACCGCCGTACCACGATAAGCTAGTGATGGGTAGGCCACAGGTCACACCTCAAATGAAGGGACCACCCCGGCAACCGGGGTGGTCAGGGTGTCGCCTTAAACGGAGGACGCAGTGAAGGTGTAGGTCAGCAGCAGCTCGTCGCCCGATTCCACGGCCTTGGAGGTGGCGAAGCGTGCCGCCGAGAACAGCGTGCCGGTCGTCGCCGACTTGGCCGGGTTGGAGACGAGGAACGCGCCGTAGATGGTCTTCGTGGCGTTGAACACGAAGGAGGCGCGGTTGGCCGAGTTGGTGATCGACTGCGACGAGGCTGCAGCCTCGACATACTCGGGGCGCGTAGCTGACGTATAGGCAGTGGTCTCGGTCGAGGCCGATGTCACGGTGGCGGCGGTGAGGCCAGCGACCGGTGTGTAGTTGCCCTCAAAAATACCAAGGTACCACGTGGTGACCTGTGTGCTTCCGTTGAACATGATGTTCAGCAGCGCGTTCAGACCTTCGTTGACCACGAGATTGTGGTCTTCAAACTGGTCGATCACCTCGCCTGCGCGGATGATCTGGCCGGAATACTTGCCAGCCACAACGATGGGCTGCGGCATCAGCACGCCGCCCTTGGAGAGTTCAAAGTTGGGTTCCATGCTCATGCTCCTTGGAAGCGCCGTATCTCGGCATCCACATAATCGCCAATTCTTGCGTTGGATGCCGGGCTGCCCCCGGAATCCGCAACACCGATGTACTGATTAACACCATCCTGCTCACGGAACAAGCTATTTACTCTTATAGCTTCTGGGAAGATGACCTTGGTTTGGGTCAGGTTCATCATGTTCCCGCCGTCCAGACCCAGACACAACCCCCCGTGAGTCATCACCATAATGGCGCTACGGGTATTCCCCATGAACTGGTCGGGGATCAGGTGCGGGGGGATGCTGGCCACAGACCCCGGCAAGGCCCCAGAATTGACTGACGCGACACGGCGCATCTCGTTGAACGGACCACTCTGGAACCAGATGGCGTCTTCGGTGCCCACGTACAGGCCGTCCGTCATGGCGGCAAGGACCTGCACATCCGACTCATAGAGCGTGTAAGTCTTTGTTTTATCAACAAAATCGTACAGGTAAAGCTCTGTCGCCCAGACTGCCCGCCCCTGCGCCATGTAGATGCGTCCGTTGTAATAGGCCAACGAGGTCGCCAGCGGCGGCTTGCCCAAGAGCTTACCTTTGACCGGGGGGAGGCCGGGCACCGGGTTGATGACCGGGGAGAGCCATGTGTTCTGGCTGTCTGCCGCGCCCCACGGAGATGCGACTTTGGTCGCATGGTCGATCTTGCCGTTCGTGTCAGACGAGGAAAAGTACACGGTCGGGCCGACCTGTACGTAGGCAATACGCCCTCCGCCGACACCTGCTACGACCTGCTGGAATGTGTAATTCTCGCGAATCACCCCGAGGTTGCCGTTCCTGACCCCGTACACAGTGCCATCGTCAGCGGTAAACAGGCTGTGATAGTTGGCGGCGGAAACCAGCGCGTAGCCCCTGCGGCGGCGCAACTGGCCCACGTCGTCGATGTCCACGTTCTTGGCGACCTCCAGCTCAGTGGGGGTCAGGCGCTCACGCGCAACGGTGTTCTTGAGCCCGGTGAACTGGCCGAAGCTGATGTTGTCGGAGGGTGCGGGCTGGTCGGCCATGTCACTTATACCTGCAACGTTTGTTGAAGTTGTCCCACTCACCGCCACGACGGGCGCACTCGACCTTCTTGGCTTCGATCTCGGGCGGGTCACGCATCGTGATGTACGCCTTGATGTACGGCCATGCACGCTGGGCCACAAACAAAACCATCCCGCCCCAGAACGCCGGACGCCGACCGACAAGCACAGCGGCGGCAGCCAAGCCCACGAAGATACCCGCGAACATGACCACCAACGCTATGATTTCGACCCGGCTCACGCCTTGGGCTTGTTCGGCACCATATAAGTCACGGCTGCCGTGAGCAGGGCTCCGCCGATAACCGAGATGCCGTCGATCATGCTGGGGGTCACCCAGCCGGTCGAGACACCAAAGAGGCCGATCAGCGCAATGAGGCTGGTGATGAAGGCGGCTACCGCCTTGGCTGCTGTCATCTCAGGCATTGTCACTCTCCAGTTTAGCCGGGGTATTTGGCCCACGGCAGTTGATAATGAGGCCCGTCGCGAAAATTTCGCCAGTCGCCGCCCCACTCGACAGGCACTTTTACCGCCACGGCGGCGTCTTTGAGAACCTTGGCCATCTGCACATAGAGCGGCCAGTCCCACTTGATCTTGCCGTTCAACTTGACTGCGAGGTCCACCGCGTGCGCCTTGCCGGTCTTGGCTCCGGGCAGATGACGGGAACGCATGGTCTTGGATGCGCCATTTGCCAGCAGCTTCTTCTGCTCCGCCAGCGTGCGCAACGAACACGTGATAAAGAATACCTGATCCTTGTAGGGCCATGCTGCGGCAGCGCGTCGCACCACCTTGGCGAGATCGGGGTGAAGATTGGCTATATGGCGCTCGTCAGATGCCGACAACACGAAGCCCATGTCACAATCCCTTAAAGCGTGATTCCATTATTTTCTCAATAACATATAGCGCACGGCTGCCCATGTGGCCAGAAATACCTACAAAGACGGCGGTGAGCAGGGGCGAGATACCGGTGCTTTCGCAGAGCCAAAAAGTGATCAGGCCGGTAAACCCGGCAGTGATCAATTCTCCAAAGAATTCAATGAGGCTGAACGGGCTGCGAACCCCGATCTGCAGCTTGTGCATATAGCTCACCAAGCCGCCACCTACTGCGAGGCCCGTGACCCAGATGTACGTGATCAAACTGTACGACGTGGGGTCCTTGCCGTCCATCGCCCGCTCCCGAATAATGCACGCACGTTTTATAGCTTGCCGCTAAGGGAAGTCACGTCAATTTTGAGTCATTGCCTCACGAGGGGGTATCAGAATGCCCCGATGATTATGAGCCCGTCACCGCCGTTGCCACCGCCCCTATGATCGAGCTATTAAATTTCCCGCCAGTGACGCGATGTCAAGTTGTCGGAGGTTTTTCGATTTTACTCAATCACGACAGCGGTCGCCGATAGGCGAGCAGCAAGAGCTGCTTCTTCAGCTTCGACGCTCGCCACGATAGATTTCACGTTGTTGATCGAGTTTTCCCGCAAGTGAGCGATAAGTTCCATCGGCGTCATGTCTCTGGTCGTGACAGTTGTCACTTGCGAAACCTCTTGCGTCACTGGATCGGTCACATCTTCAGTGGTTTCTTCTGTGATCGGTCCGAAATGCTTGCGCAGTGCTGTATAAATGCGCTCAAGATCGGTGTCCGAAATTACAAATTGCAGTGTGATTGTAGCCATTGCTCGCCCCTTAATAGTTTGTTTGAACCCAAGCCGACCCATTCCATCGTTTGAGTGGTTTCGTGACCCACGCGCTGCCGTTCCAGTATTTGACTGGCTTGGCAAGGAATGATGATCCGTTCCATGCCTTTATTTTCCCAGTAGGCCCGGGCCGCAGCACAAACGACATTGCTGCCCAAGATCGAGCTGAGCCCGGCGCTGGTGCGGCTGCTGTCCAAACGGCTGGATCAACAGCTCCAGATGTCCAGTTCAATCTGCCCATCGACACAGTTGCGTCTTGGGTGCTGTTGCCTGTGACGTTGCTAAGTGTGGTCGTTGAAGAAACAAATCCGCCAAGTCCGTCAGTGTGCGCGCACATGCCAGCTTCTATGAAAACGGCACCAGCAGTGACGGGTGTTCTTGCAGGAGGGTTGACGCCTGTGTTGGTGCCAGTAGCGGTCGCGGCGGCAACATCAAGCGGCGTAGTGTTGTCAACACCTTTGAACAACCATGCAATCACACCACCAGCAAACCCTGTGGCACCAGTTGGGCCGAGAACAATCTGAGTGTCTACAGGGTTAGGCATGATCCTGTAGGCCACACGAAGATTTGAGTCTTGGGTCGAGTTTGAATAAAGCTCGGTGCCGATAAGGGTATAATCGACTGCCGCTTGGTTTCTGATAGTCAGTGTACGGTCGCTGGTGCTTGCTACTCCATAGCAGACGACGACCAGATCACCCGGAGCAAGTGTTGTCCATGATGATAGAGTGAATGTGGTGTTCGTTGCTGTTGATCCAGCAACAGCTACACGCCACTCAGCAACATAAGTGATGGCCATTAGTTTGTATCCACCCAGAGATCACCAGTGGCAGGAGAACCGGGAGCAGTTGTTCCAACGCTAATTGCAACTTGAGCTCCGGTCTTCAAGCCAAGCGACGTTCGAGCAGCCGCTGGAGTTTCCAGTGTCCAACTTGTGCCGTTGCCGACAATAAAATTGTCAGCTGTCGGAGACAGCGCAGCGATTTCAGCAAGTCGTGCGCTGTACGCTTGGATGTCGGTGCCGATGACAATACCAAGATTGGTTCGTGCACCGGCAGCATCAGAAGCGCCAGTGCCGCCGTGCAAGATTGCAAGGTCTGTGTTGAGTGCCAGTTCCTTGAAAGATGCTACGCCGGTCGATCTCGTGATCCCCATGACCGCATCTATGTAGCCGCCAGCATCAGAGTAGCGAGCGATGAAGAAGCCTGAGCCAGCATTCGAGCCAGACTCGGCTGCTTGATCCAATCCGACAGCAAAACGATTTGATCCGTTCGTCTCGAACGTCAGGAGTCTCTGCGAGCCAGCACCTCCGTTGACGATCAGTTCTGGAGCACCTGTGCCAGCCCCAACAGTTGCGCTCGTCGTGAAGACTGGGGAAGCAATAGGAGCCGCGCCGAGATTGGTGCGAGCTGTTGCTGCGTCAGTCGCTCCCGTACCACCATTTGCGACATTGAGCGTGCCAGCAACTGTAACCGCCCCAGTTGTTGCTGTGCTCGGTGTAAGACCGGTAGTGCCAAATGTGATTGAGTTAACGCCTGCACCACCGGAGCTTGCCGTTACGGATGAGTACCATTGCGTCGTTGATGCACTGTGCAAAGACACTGCTGCGTTTACAGCGAGAGACATCGGCGTGTTGGTGCCGAGCGCATCTATCTGACCGCCACTTACCGGATAGATGTTTACCGGATTAGCGCCTTTGTTGACGATGGTTATAAGGCGGGAAGCAGAAGTGCCGAAACCAGCACTGGGGAGTGTCACGCCAGAAGGGTTTGCTGCAGCAGTCGTGATGACATTGAAATTCTCAGACAGAACACCCTGTCCTTGCGCGTTAGTTCCAGCGGTGAATGTTGTGCTTGATGTCACCTGCAGCTGGCTAATCGTTGGCCTAAAGCCACCAATCATGTTTCCGGTGCCGGTGACTGTAGTCGTACCTGCAGCGTGATAGTTCCATACAGCGGCACCAGTTCCGGTCGTCGCAATCGACCTAAACTCGTACACATGATTTTGCACAGGAGAAGTAATTGTGTTGGCACCAGATGACTGAACGGTCAGCTGACCTGTGGATAGGTTGTGGATGAGATATGTTGTGCCAAGCGGAAGTGTGCTGACGGCGGGAAGGACAATTGTCTGCGTCTGTGTGCCAGTAACAACGATGTAGCGCTGGCTTGAGGCTGTCAAAGTTGTTGTGCCAGCGGCGGAGACGATGCCGAGATAGCTATCGCCCCGAAAATCAAGCTGATTCCACACCATCGCGGTCGTTCCAAGGGTGTTAGACGCCTTGAATGATGTAGCGAAGGTTAACCCGCCGTTAACCGTGCCGTTAGTCACAGTCACTATAGCGCCTGCGGCATCGCTCGCAGTGTCGCAGTCGGTTGCACGCGCCCACGCGCTTGCTGCCGCTATGTAGATGCCATTGTCTGCTGGTGCCGACTGGTCTTTCACCAGCACGCGATCAAGCGCAACAACCGATACGCCATCAATAGTCTGAGCACCTGTCAGGGCGATGTTGGCCGTGGTGGCCGCAACTACGTCCGTCTTGAACGCACTGTTGGTGTTGAGGAATTCAACGATTTCATCCGAGCCAGCGTTGCGCTTGGTGAACATCCGCCCATCGTTCGTGTTGATGGCCAGCTCGCCAAGTTGTAGGTCGGTGGTCGCCGCAACTTTCGACGCCACCGAGCTACGCTTGAGTCTCAACGTGTTTGCCATGTGGCATCCCTCTGTTGGCTATATAGCCGGGAACAATGTGTTTAGAACGTACCGCCGTCAATAGTGGAGTTGGTGTCGTGGTAGTCAGTTCCGGCGACAGCAGCCGTGAACGCTGAAGTGCCGCTACCCTTGACGAGGCCAGTGAGTGTTGTCACGCCTGTACCGCCGTTGCCCACCGCGAGCGTGCCGCTGACGTGTGTGGTAAGGCCGACCTTGCCCCAGCTCGGGGCTGTCGTTACACCACCAGAGATCAACACGTTGCCTGTTGCCACGCCTGCCAGCGCCGCCAGCGTATTGGTCCCCGAGGCGTACAGCAGGTCGCCCGTGGTGTAGGCCGTGAGGCCCGTACCGCCCCTTGTGGGTGCGATAGTTGTGGCGTTCCAAGTACCCGTGGTCACCGTGCCGAGCGTGACAAGGCTGCTGTTACCGGGGTAGGTGTTGCTGACCTTGATGCCAGTACCCGACACCGTGATGGTCGAGCCATCCGCCAGCACCGAGAAGCTATTGCCAGAAAGCTGCAGGCCGTTGCCAGCGGTGTAGGACGCCGCCGAGCCAAACTGGAACCACACGATGGCGCTCGAATCAATCGTGCCGCCAGCGTTGGAAGAAACAACCCAGCTGGTGTCTGCCAGCGTGGTGCCTTCCTCGACGAACACAAAGGCGTTGGGCACCTCGGACCAAACATTCATGTCAGCGGCACGAGCCCACGTGCCGTTCGCGCCTGTACCCAGCGTGGTGACGGTGTAGATGCCGTTCTGCGATGTCGTCGTCTGGTTCTTGACGAGGACGCGGTCGTTGGCCGAGAGCGTCACACCATCAACCGTATTCGGCGCACCGCCAGCAAGCGTTGTGATGTTGGCTGTGGTACCGGCCCTGACCGACTGCTTGGCGTCGAGGCCCTGAGCGGCAAGGTCTACGTAGTTTTTGGTAGCGGCGTCCTGCGCGTTCGTCGGGTCTGCAAGACCTGTGATCTTGAAGCTGCCCCACGGAACATCTGCGGTCGGGGCACCAACCTGAGAGAGCGTGGGCATTGCGTGAACGTGGTCCGCGCGGGCAAAGCGGGTGGCCGTACCCACCGCAGCCGTGCCGAGCGCGGCAGGTGTAGTCCCAGACGCCTGAGCCAGCACGAAGGCGGTCGTGGCGAGTGTCGTGTTGTTTGTATCAGCAGTTTGGGTAACGCCAGTCGTACCAGTAGGAAGGGACGGCGTACCACTGAAGCTCGGAGATGCCAGCGGAGCCGCCTGAATGGTCGTGCCGTTGATGTAGGCGAACAGGCCAGCCGTGGTAGTCCAGAGATCGCCGTTCGCCGGGCTTGTGGGAGCCGCGCCGTGCGGAGCGTTGAAACCAGCGCCGCCCGTTGCGGAGGCCGCTGTGGTGACCTTGCCGGTGAATGTCGGGGATGCCAGCGGTGCACGCGAGGTGTCAGTCGGGTGAACGTGGTCAGCGCGGGCATACAGGTTTGAGGAGCCTGCGGCCTGCGTGCCGTTCATGGCAATGGTGCCAGCAGTCGCGTTGCCCTGCGCGAGGACAAACGCCGTGGTGGCGAATTGCGTGGTGTTGGTGCCTACCGATGCAGTCGGACCTGCAGGCGTACCCGTGAACGTCGGGGAGTTGAGCACCGCAAACGCGCCCTCACCACCAAGTATCTTGATGGAGGTTGCGACACCGCTGCCGGTATCGCCGAAACCGCCGTACAGGATATTGTCCTGCTGGTTCCACGCAAGTTCACCTGTCGCAAGAGACGCAGGCGCGCCAGCAGAACCACCTGCGAGGCGACGCTTAATTCTAAGTACGTTTGCCATTTGTCAATCTCCTAAAAATTGCCGCCATCAAGCGAAGCGTCACCAAGACTTATATCCCCCGGAGTCCCTTGCGGACCCGTAGGACCGGGAGGACCTTGCACGCCAACCGTCAAAACTTCAACAGATGATGTTGCTTCGGTTACTGACAGCACATAGGCCGGTAGCTGGGTGACCTGTACTACCGTCTGGGTGCCTGTTTCGATTACGACGACCTGACTCATCGGGTCACCTGTGGAGTGATCGTGACAGCCCCCTCAATGAGGCGCGTTACCGTGCCAGTGCCACTCACCAGCTCAAGGTCATAGACGCCGGACTTGACAGTAAGCGTGTCCGTAAGCGTCGCCAAGCCAATGACCTGAATGGTGCCCAGCGTGCCGCCCAACGTGATCGCACCGTTTGCTGTCGTAAAATCTAGCAGCGGAGTAGTATCCGAGTACTTCTGCCGAACTTGCATCCGTGCAGTATAACCTGTCAGATTAATAGGTGCGCCAAGACTATCCTTCCACACGAGGTTCAGCTGGAACGTCGCGCCCTGCTCAATGAGGATGTCATATGTGGATGCAGCCATCGTTGGAATCCCGTGTGGTGTGAACCTACTAGAACCTTATTAGAAAATCAATTGGCGATCCCGTAGCGCGTGCGGTCTGCCAACTCAGGCTTGACCCCCAGCGGAGCACCGGATTGACTAGATATTTCGCGCTCACGCGCCCGTGAGCGCAGCACCTGCCTGATCGACTTGAGCACTTGGAACTGCGGGTTCTTGGCATCGAACGCCTCTGCCTCACGCATGTAGTCGCGGGCTGCTTCCATGTCTCCGCTCTCGATGGCCTTAGCCAAGTTCTCACGAAGCTGCGACGCCTTGCTGATCATAGCACCGCGCAGGATGCGCTGGTCGTTCTTGGACTCCTGATACTCGGCGTTGTTCGCCGGGTTGAAGCCCAGCGCCTGCCAGAGCACATCCACGGTGCCCGGCGTCATCGTCGGAATCTTGTTGCCCTTCTGGTCGGTATAGCCATCCGCGCTGAGCTTGGCCGCCTTCAGCGGTCCCTTGATGGCCGGGGGCATCATTTCAATGAGACCATCCATGTAGTTGCCGTTTAGGAACTGGTCGCCGCCCGAGATGATACTGTTGGCCATGCTGATCGGTGCGCCCAGCGACCGGAACGTGTCCTCGGCAACCTTGTCCTTCCACTCGCGCTTGTCGGTGAGCAGCTTGCTGAAGATGTGCGCGTAGGGCAGCAGGTCCTGCTCGCCTGCGCGAGCCGAGATGTCTACGCCAGCGATGCGGGGAACACCGCGAGCCAGCATGTCGCCCACAGTGTCGCCGAACACATCTGTCAGCCAATTGCGGTAAGCCACGCGGATGTTCATCGGCTCATCGTCATCATCTTTCCAGAGCGTGTTGGCCAGTGCGTCGAACACCCCGGCGAACACCGAGGCCATAGGCATGCCCAGCGTGCCGGTTAGCGCCACAATGGCTGCGAGATGCGTGCCGAGGAAGGTACGGGCAGCGGCCTTTTCCTCCTTGCTCATGGTGCTGTCCATGAAGCCGGTGTGGAACTCGCGATACAGCTTCTCAGTCAGCTGGAAGGTGTACTGCATGAGGCTGGTCATAATCGGCGTGTACTGCCCGAGTAGGCCCAGCTTGCCGGTCGCACGCGCTTGGTTCCATGTCTCGTAGGAGAGCATGGACTGGCGCACCGTGTCGTCAACGTACTGGTACATCTTCTCGTCGTAGCCGCCATGCAGCTCACGGGCCGAGAGCGCCGCGACGAGGCGGGACAGCATTTCCGAGTAGTAGCCGAACGAGGACGCCCAGCGCAGGGCGTTGTCCAGCTTGGAGTACTGCTGGCCCTCGACAACACGCCCGATTTCACGCGACTGCGAACCGATGTCGAGAATGCCCGAGTTGACGACACGCATGATGAAATCGGCCTGCGAACCGCTGAGCCCGGCAGCCTTGAGCACCTGCGTGTTGATCGACGCATCTGGCAGGTTCTTCCAGCCGCTCTTGCGGGCTTCGCTCCATACTGCACCCAGCACCTTGAGCGCCGTGGGCGTCACCCTGCCAATAGCCTTGGCTGAGTTGACAAAGCCGAACCGCTTCGACAGCTCGGGCCACAGCAGCACACCGATCTGCGTCAGGTTGACGACCGGGTAGGCAGGCGTCATTCCAAGGAAGTATGCGTGGTTGATGGCGCGAGCCGCATCGACGAACGTGTTCTTCTCAATGTGCGGGCGCTGCGCATCACGCAGGAACAGCTCCGACACCACATTCTGCTTCATCTGCGCACGCACAGAGTCAAGATCGCCACGGGCGTCCATGGCCTGCTCCAGCATGCCTGCACGAGCCTCAGCCATCTTGCCTGCAGCGTAGAGGTTTGCCAGCGCGCGCCCGGCAATCTGCGCCCGGAACAACTGAGATCGCATCATGTCGGTGGAGAAGCCCGGCACGTTGTTGCGCTGCACCATCACCTTGGTGATTGACGTATCCGGCAGAAGGTCCAAGAAGTACTGCGAGACATGCCGTTCAAACTCGCTGTTCAGTCGGCTGACCAATCGCTTCTCGTCCTCGCTCAGCCCTTCGATCTTGCCGAACTCCTTGGCGCGGATTTTGTCCATCAGGCCCTGAGCCCACTGGGGCATCTTGCTGATGTCGAATGCCTGCATGGCTGTATCATCGGACCGCTTAAACGCGGTGACCGGCTTGTCAGCGGTATTCAGTACAAAACCATCCTTGGCCAGCTCCAGCGCAACCTGTTTCGCAGCCTCGCGCTCGGCCATGCTCTCGAACCGAATGAAAGCATTTGCGCGGGTAGCGTCCTTCGGGATTTCGATCCCTTCAATCCCGGCCTTCTGGAACCTTGCTGCAATAGCCTCCATCGCTGCAGGATCAGCCGCGCCATTCTTTACCGGGATGTGGAAGCCCAGCACCCAGTCACCGAAGCGGCCAAGGTGGAAATACGGAGCCTGCTTCATCGACTGCTGTTCGGAGTTGATCGTGCGCAGGCGGGCCTTGAGGGCCGATGTGTTCTTCTCGATCTTGGCTGCACTGGTCTTGTCCACCGTGTTCGCCAAAGCGTTCTGCGACGCTAGGTACGCCTCGGCCTTCTCGACAAGCGCCTTCGTCTCAGTCTCCCAGAAATCACGGGTGGCTTTGGTGTTGTCGTAGGTATCGGTCTTCTGGAGGAACCGGTCCATCGGGTTCTTGTAATTTGCCTCCAGATCATCCTTCATCGCCTGCGCGATCTCCTTGTCGGAGGTCATCAGGTTGAACAGTGACATGGCCTGCTGCGCAAAGTGCATGCCTTCGTTAGTGTCGATGAAGTTCTGGTAAGACGTGAGAACGCGATTACCCTCCGGGTTGTTACGCTCGTTGAGCGCCCGGTAAAGCTTGTTTGCCTCTGCAACCTTGGCCTTGGAGCGAGCCTCGTTGGCCGGGTTTTTGGTGTCGCGCAACCATGTATGGTCAGACCACGGCTTGCGCGGGTCGATCATGTCAAATGTGTAGCGCATGAGGCTGTTCATCTGCTCAGCAGCCTTGGGGTTCGAGCTGAGCAAGGACTCGAAATCGTTGTAGCTCTTGGCGACCGCGTGAGCCATGCGCTGCTCGGCCACGCCACGCATCACGTGCGCATCCCAGAACTTGCGCAGCGGGTTGCCAACCTTCGTCTCGAACATTCTGCCGAATGAGCTGACGATGTGGCTGATCGTGCTAGTGTAGAGATGGAACTCGTTGAGCTTGAGCCGCGTCTCAGACTGAGAGGCGTTACTCACCCAGTTCCAGACGTTGTCGGCGGTCTTGGACGCGTTCTGCAGGCTCTCGTTCATGCCTTGCGGGGTCAACCGCAGGAACTCCACGCCCTCGCCCTTCATTGACGCGCCGGACTCGACAGCCTGACGCATACGGGTCAGCATCTCGGCCAGATCGTTGGCATCAAACGTATCAAGGCGATCAGCCAGCGTATCGAGCTTGAGGTCGCGCAGCGTGTTGATCAGGAACGACTTGAACCTGCTGACCCATGCGCGGAGCATAAGTCCAAGCTTGCCCTTGCTGCCCTGCACCTGCGCCAGCAGCTCATCTACGAGGCGCACCTGCTCAGCAGGTGTGAGGTCGCGGGTCGGCACACCGGTCTTGGGGTCGACGCCGGGGATGTACTCGGCCAGCGCCTTCTCGACACCGAACTTGCGCGCCATCGCTGTCAGGCCGGGCATGCCGCCCATCATGCGCCACACGGTCTGCATGATCGGACCACGCTTGTCACCGAGCAGGGCTCGCGCACCGCCGTGACCAAACACCTCGTGGTCGATGACCTCCTGCAGCTCAGCCTCTGAGCCGATCTGGTCTTGCACGACATAGACGCTGCCGTCGTAAAGAACACCGCGAATATCGGTCGGATGCATACCCTGCATGGCTGCCGCCTGAATCACCACATCAGGAAGCTCGCTTGCGTTGTTGACCACGTAGATCGACGACCGGGCGACGGGCGGCAGACTGGCTGCCGCGCGCTTCAGCGCCTGCTCGAACGCCTCGTCTGTCATCGGCGGAGTGCGCTGGCCAGCGTTCTTCTGGCTGAACACAATGTCACCTGTCAGCGCAGCATACTCGGCCAAGACGCGGGCAGCAGTTGTGTCGGCTCCCGGCTGGAAGCCATCCAGTGCGGCCAGAGCTTCAGAGGCGGCCTGCCGCATCGGGCGGCCCACCTCGTCGGTGTTGGCAACCCGCTCCAACTTGGCGCGGACCAAATCACTGACCGCCTGACCACGCATGGTGCCCGGCTGAATGTCGGTTGCGGGGCGCGGGGGCACCGGAGCCGCCGAGGCAAAGCTGGTGCCCGCCATCTGCGAGTATGTCGGCGGCAGGATGATGCCTGCGGGCGACCGCTTACGAGAGCCCTTGCCTGCAGCCTTGGCTGCAGCGCGAGCCTCGGCCCTAGCCTTGGCCACGCTTTCTGCCGTGACGATCTTGGTCGGCAGCTCGGGGTTGGTGGCAACGCCTGCGGGCGAGAAGCGAGAACCCTGCGCAAGGGGGCTGGAAGGAGCCACAGGGGCAGTCGATATGGGCTGCAGTGTAGGTGCCACAGGACTGCGGAACCGCTCTGCCAGCGACTGGTACTGCATGCCAGAGGCATCTCGCACAGGCGCGGGGGGCTCAACCACATCGACCGGCAGCGGTGCACCAGAGCTGCGAACATCGAACATCTGCCGCATGGTCGGCGGAATTGGTACCACGGGGGCTGTCGCCAGCGTGGCGACGGTTTCTTCCGGCGTCGAAAGGCGCTGGCTCTCGCTCAGAGGGGCGACAGGCGGGTTCTGGCTGGCGCGCTCAGCAAGACGGGTCTGAATGGCGCTCACCTGTGCAAGCGTATCCTTCAGCTTGGCAACTTTGCGCTGGGCGGCCTGCGCCTCACCCTGACCGACGTTCATGGTCTTGGCGCGCTGCCAGCGGTCTTCCGCGACGGCTTGCGCTTCTGCAAGCTCTGTCTGCACGCTCTCGACACTGCGAAGCCGACCCTCGGTATCCATCACCCCGAGCTGCACCGCAGCTTTCTTGAGGTAGATAGGGAGTGTGCCGGTACTGTTCTCGCTGCCGTCGCGCGTATTGATGGCCTCAACGATATTAGCGGCCACGTCGAGTTCGTCGCGCACTGGACGCGCCAGCAGCTCTGCCGCACCTTGTGCCTTGGACGAGCCCAGCAGCGACTGACCGTACTGCGCGGCCTTGGCCTGCGCTGCGCGGCGCTGCGCGGCAACTACCATGTCTTCGGGCGCAGGCGTACCGCGCTGCTCAGGGAACATCTCGACCTGCTGCGACTGCTGCAAATCGTTCAACATTGGCTGTGTGCTGGGATCAGCGGCGGCATTCGGTGTAACTACCGGCTGCTCAGCAGCGCGACGCCCCAGCTCTTGACGGAGCAGCTGAGCAAGCACCATGTCCTGCCTACTCGCGGCAGGCGGAGCCATACCGGGAATCTCGGTCTGCATTTCGCGCGTCAGGAGCCCGCGCTGCTCTACCTCTGCAAGGCGCTGCTCCAGTTCTGCCGTCTCGGGACCTGCAAACGGACGCAGCTCACGCGTGCGGGCGTCGAAAACCTCCTGCCCCACACCCATGTTGGCCTGCTGCTCGTCAACCTCCAGCGGGAGAGACGCGCCGCTGACAGGCGCGAGCACGCGATCAACCGTTTCAGCAATTGTCGGGTTGTCGATGGTAGCCGGATCAGATGTCTTGAGCTGGCGCATGCCGCCGATGCCACCCGAGACACCGCCGAACACACCACCGAGAACACCGCCTGTAACCGCACCAGAGACCACGTTGGCCAGTCGCTCACGAACAGACAGGTCAGGCCGGAATGCCTGCTCCATGGCCGTCTGCGCGCCTTCCGTAAGGGTTTCCTGCGCCGCGTTGGTGACCGCGCCTGCCGCCACACTCTTGAAGAAGCCCTTCTCTGCGGTGCGCGCGAGCGCCTTACCGAGAGTAGCAGGCTCAAAGCCTTCAGCGAGCGAATACGGGACACCGCCTGCAAGAGACAACAGCGCCTTACCGGGGCCTGCGTTGCCGCTCTCAATCGCCTCGTTGTACAGACTACCTACAGCTTGCGGGTAGTTGATCGGGGCCTGCGCCAGCACACCAGCTGCAAGGCCAGCGCCTCGCGCATTCGCAGCTGCAGTCTCAGCTGCAGTCATACCGGCACGCAGACCACCGCCACCAATCCAGCGGGGGGCGGCAGCACCTGCCTGAGCCGCAGCAGCAGGCATATACCTCGCGGCAAGCGGGCCACCAAAGCGGTAAGCCAGCGCGGTCAGCGCCAGATTGGGTACCTGCTTTGCAAGCTGATAGCCCAACCATGCAGGGGCTTTAGTCAGATCGTCAGATGGAAATGACTCCAGATCAGCGCGCCCACCGCGCGCCATCTCCGCAAAATTACGTTCGGCAATACCTGCACCGATGTCCGAAACAGTCTGTGAGCCGATAAAGTCGCCCACAGCTCGAATACCGACACCGGTGTTCGCCTGAAACTGATCGACAGCCGCGCTCAAACCGGGGCCAAGGATACCGCTCTTGTTCGTCGCGGGTTGGCGCAACGGGGCACGAGCCATCAGGTCAGCAAGGGCGGGGTATTGGTCAGTCGAAGCCACAAATCGTCTCCCTATCTAGGGGTGCACTACTCGTTCACAGGGAGGGGGATCGGGTCGGCCCCAAGAATATCAGAAAGCGTACGTTGCATACGGCTATAAACCTCAGCCTCAGCTTCAGGGTTACCGCGTGCCTGCGCGGCCTGACCCTCGAACGAATCCATCACGTACGACATGGCGATGTCGCGGTACGATGGGGCGCGAGACTTCATGCCGTTGAGGGTCTGCAGCGTACCGAGGCGCACACCGCCGTCTTGCCGCACCATCTCTTTGATAGTCCCACGATCCACACCAGCAATTGCTGCCATGTTGTCGTACCAGTCAGGCTCTTTGCGCTGCGGTGCAGCAGGTGCTGCGGCTTCAGCTGTCTGCTCAGCTGCCGGGGGCGGTGCCGATTGCCCGCCGAACAACCCGTAGCCAAGACCACCGAGGCCGGACGCACCGAGCAGCGAGAGCGCGGTCTTACCCAGCCCTTTGGCGACTGCGGACTTACCGGCATTGCTGGCCAATCCAAGAGCAGCCGTGACTGCGGGCTTGGCATACTTCATGGTCTTGGCGGCTACGCCTCCGGGGAGAGCCAGACCACCAGCGAAGCCGAGTGTCGAAGCACGGGGGTTCGCGGCATCGCCCAGAGCCATGCCCTGCCGAAGACGCTCAGCGTCACCCTCCTTGCCACCAAGATACTCGACTACCTCGGGGAGATAGCCAAGCAGCGCGCCATTACCGGCCTGAAAGATGGCAGTTTCCCAAGGTCCGGGCGTTGTGAGTTTGGGGTCAGCCATGTTTATCGCTCCCAGCTGAAGCCATTGCGACCGAAGCCCCACTGCGTCGGGGCAAACAGCTTCCGCATGGCGGTGTTACGTGCATTGCGCACATGATCCTCGAACGAAGCACGAAACTCGTTGGCCCGCGCCACGTTGCCCGCATCGTGATCGACAATGCGCAGCGCCAAATACGCGGCCCAATCAAGCATCTCGATGTGATGATCTTCGGGGATTTCCGGCACCGCAGACGCGCCCTTCAGTACCTCAAGCGGCAAGCGCGCAACGCGCAGCTTGATCTTTTGCCCTGCGTAGGTAGCGGTGGGCGGCGGGTAAATTCGCAGCGACATGGCACCGACCGAGCCGTTGTCATCTGCAGCCAGCGTCTCGTCGGTGCTGTAGGCCAACGGCTTACCGGGCGGGATTGTCGAAAGCTGGGACGGGTCAAAGTAGTAAGCATCCGGCTGGTGATAGGTGTCGAAGGCCGCATGCCCGCCGCGCACCAAATCAGCCGGGTCACCGTCGAGCCGAGCCGAGATGACCGCCAGCACTGAAGCATGGAGTGTGTATTGGTTCTGGCCGGTCACCAGCGTGACCTCGCAGCAGTCTGCGGTCCGGCTGTCACGGATCACAAGGCCCTTACGGGCGAAGCGACGCTGAGCCTCGTTAATGTAGCGAGTCAGCGTCGCGTCAGTCCATAAATAGTCCGATGACCCGCCTGTGCGGTCGGAGCGGTCGTTCAGGATATTAACCCGAAGCTCGTCCAGCAACTCGCCAAGTTTCATCGGACCATCTCATATTAAGAGTTCACCAGACGATATGGATAGCGCATCCGCTCGCGATAACCAACGATTTGTTTCGTAGCAGGGTCCATCTGGGGTGCGGACATAACCGCATGGTCGAGGATTTCCTTGACGCCCATCGGGACATCCACTTCCTCGCCGGGGCGGATCAGAAAGCCCTTGCCGTTCAGGCCGAGAAACAGGCCGGTCGGCGGAATCTCATCGTTCTCCTCAAGGATGATGCGGACGCGGTCTGTGTCCTTCACCGTCTTGGGGGTACGGACCTTGGCCGAGGCCGCCTTCGTCGGGGCAAGGTTCGGCTCGACATCATCAAATTCGCTCATTTCAGTCCTCTTCTTTTGTTGCGGCGGCTTCATCGAAGCTGCTCTCGTACTCATCCATCGGCATGGCCTTCTCAAGGTTGGCCGAGATGAATTTCACAACCTCCTCCTTCTTCTTGAAGGCGTAGGCGACCTTGGGGTCTTTGTAGGGGGTATAGCTGTTGCCCTTGCTGGGCTTCTGGTTCTGCTTGACGATCTCGGGGTCGGTCATCTCGACCTCCCAGCCATTGTTCAGTCGTTCAATCTTGATGACACACTCGCCCATCGCGAACCTCCAGATAAAGGTTGGGGGAGCCGAAGCTCCCCCGGTAGATCAGGCCATTGCAACCCACGAGATCGCCTTGGCGTTGCCGACCGCTGTGGCCGACAATGTGAAGGTGCCATCGGTGTTGATGACGATGGCGGAGCCAGTGTCGATGGTCGTGGTGCCAGCCGTCACGGTCTTCACCGAGTTGGCGGCAGCCATACCTTCGATCTTCTCCCACACGATCACGTCGGTGGTGTTGACGACCTTTACCCAACGCGGCTTGAAGCCAACGTTGACGATGGTCGCGGTGTTGTCAGATGTGAAGGACCCGGACGCGAAATTATCGACGCCCATCGCCTGAGAAGTTGCAGCTACTGTAGCCATTGTGTTTCAGCTCCTAGAGGATTGAGTTGATGAAAGGGGGTGCAGCTTATGCACCCCCTTCAGTCATCAGGCGGTGGCGGCCACTTCAAGGCGAGCCATGAAGGCTTCCTGCAGGATCACCGTGGCGGTCCAGAGCTTCCAGCCGACCGTGCCGCGCTGGGCGAGCGGGTCGCCGGGAGCGGGCTTGGGGTTGACGACCATGGGGGTCATGGACGACTTGCCCTTCAGCGGGACGATACCGAAGGCATCGCGACCGAACACGAGGACCGGGTACACGTCGGCGCTGGTGCCCGATGTCGAGCGCATGGCACCCTTGGCACCACCGGCATCCGCCCACGGGGCGATGACCGTCGATGTCAGGTAGCGAACCTGCTCGACCGAGCCGATTTCGCCCTCGAACGGCGTGGTGTGCGGACCGTAGTCAGCCACCGGCTTGAAGCCGCTCATGGTACGAATGTCGGTTTCGAGGTCCGGGTGGCACACAGCCATGTAGGACGCTTCCACCGACTTGGTGTTGAAGTCGGCGTTGGAGGCCACGACCTGCGTGATCTTCTTCGCGTTCTGGCGGTTGAGGGCCGTGGTCACACGGCGCTGGTCGGCCAGTGCGATGGCGGTCACAACCGAGGAACGACCGGCCACGGCGTTACCGTAGAACACGTTGGTGCCAGCCTTCAGGACGTTGAAGCGCAGCGTCTCGACGGTCATGGCAGCCGATTCACCGAGGATGTCGGTGGTCTGCTGCAGGATCGAGTCGGTGTGCGTGTCCATGATCACGTCGGTGATGGTCACGTAGTCGCCGTACTGGCCGAGCGTCACGGTGTAGTCCACGTTGGCCAGCTTGCTGCCCGAGGGGGTCACACCTTCAACCAGCGGCGTGGTGGCCACCGGGATGTAGAAGTTGCCCGAGCCCGAGCCAGCCGAGCCGGTCGTGCCGCTGAGGAAGTAGCGACGGAACTTGGCGGTCTGGGTCGAGTTGGTCGGCAGGGGGTAGACCTGACCGAACTTTTCGAGGTGGAGGTAGGGCATCGCACGCTTAAGCATGCGCACCACGGAATAGGCAGCGACTGCCGGGGAGATGTCGCCGTAGCTTGTAACCTGTGCCATTGTTTAGCTCCTAGCTGAGTTCACATTTTGCTGGCGAAGGATGCAAAGGCAGACTCGAAATCATCCGGGTCAGACGCTTGCACAACCGCCGAACGCTTGGAACTGACTGGGGCCAATGCAGCAGCCGCTTGTTTGGTCGCTGAAGGCAGCTCAGTATCCGCTCTGCGAGCCGCAGGGGCCGAGGCCGGGGTGGCCGAAGCACCTGTTTCCCGCTTGTACCGACCCACGAGGTCTGCAACCTCATCGACCGTTCCGTTTTCTATTACATGTTTATAGGCAACCTGTAAATACGTCGGCTGCTGTTCAACCCACGAAATCACATTGTCGCGGACCGTGTCGTAATCTTCCACTGTGGACTTGAGGTCCGACAGGTGTGTGCGCTGCGACAAAACCTGCACGGTTTCAGCAAGCGGGCGCAGCTCTTTGGCAAACTCGGTCAGCACATAACCCACCAGCTCGCGGTACTCGGCGCGACGGCGCAGGGACTCCGCGCGCGACACGTCCGGCCACTCTTTCTCGTAGGACGCAAGGAATTCCTGCTCGTCAGCCGAGTAAATCTGCGGCTGCTGCTGCGCAGGCTGCGGCGCAGGCTGTTCCGGCTGCTTTTCCTCCACCAGACGCGCCAAACGGCGCAAAACCTCGTCTTCGTTGGGCTTGGCGGCTGCCGGGGCGGGCTCTGGTGCCGGTTCCGAGGGCTTTTCCGCCTCAGACTCCGTTTCCTCAGCAGTTTCAGCAGGTTGAGGCTCGTCGACACTAGGTTTTTCGTCCTGTGCGGGCTGCGGCTCAGTCAAATCCGGCTGCTTGCCCTCCTCCAGCTCCGCAAGTCGTGCAAAAGCGTCCTCGAAATTGATCTCAGCCGGGGTTTCCTCGACCTTCTGTGCCACGTCAGCCATAAACTACTCCTTAGCTTTCTGCAGGTTGATGCTGGGGCGTGTAATAAGACGTATTAGCTTATCGTACGCCTGTGCCTCACCTTGCAACCGATTAAACGCATTTGAGTCACATGTTAACAGGTTATTTTTGACCCCTTCAAGGAGGCCATCAAGGAGTTCGAGCGCAGTATGCACCTCGTGAGTGCCCCGACGCTCGTGCAGGGTCCTAGCCAGCATCTCCATTTTCGCCTTCTTCTGATCCATCATCTTCCGTCAGCCCTTTTTCCATGATGTCGAGCGCGGACTTGGCGGTCACCGCGTCGGCGTTTGCGCTGTTTTTCTGGCCTTGTGCGATGTTCTTGAACGCGTCGGACAGCAGCTTGCGGACGTTGGCCTCGGACAGCTCCCTCTGCTGCTCCTCCATCTCCTTCTGCCTCTGCGACTGCGCCGCCTGACGACGCATCACGTCGTCCATGGGGAGCAACAAGTTGGTGAGGTCGCGGACTGCAAACCTCGCCTCAACCAACTTGCGCTCGTCCACATGCATGCGCTCCTCGGGGGTCAGGGTCGATGCAAGTGTGTCGATCTGAATGCCGCGAATTTCCTTCGCGATCAGACTCGTTGCACCGCGTGCCACGACGTTATAGTCGCCGGTCGGCGCGAGGTCCGGGTTGAATTTGCGGTTGAACTCGACGAGCGAGTAAATCACCGACTGCGTGAAGGAGTCAAAGTTGCGCACAATGTCCTTGAAGGGCAGTGCCGCGTCGCCGCGCAGCATGGATGCACCGGCTGCCGTGCGCAAAGGCTCCGAGGGTCCACGCGACATGTCGCCGCCCGTCGCCGGACCCACGAATGTCTCCATGTCCGCGAACTTCATGAACAGGTCGATGCTTTTCAGCAGCTCGTCCATGTGGCTGTCAATCTGCACGTTGCGGATCGCAGGCATGGATGCTTCCTGCCCGGTACCTTCGCGGTACCAAATCTTGTAGCTGTGCACCGAGGTGATGTCCTGATCGGCGCGCATGAGGTCGGTGTTGACCTCCAAGTTGGGGCCGCACACCGAACTGGCGTTGTCGAGCAGCATGCGCGTCGAGGCCGCGATGGACATCTGGCTGTCGCGCACCACGTAGGGCAGGCCGTTGCCGACCGGCGACGTGTCGTCTTCGTCGAACAGGAACGGATGGATCGTCTTGACGTTGACGCCCATCTTGCGCCACGGGTTCATGTCGGCCTTGATCACATAGCGGTCAATCATCCAGACCTCGGCCTCAATGTCGTCGGCCATCTTGTTCTCGGGCACGCTGACACCGGCAGCCACCAGTGTCGTCGCGGACACCGGGCCGTACCACACGATCACCTCGTACTTGTTCGTCTCGGGCTTCTGCTCGTTGACGTTCGTCTTGACGCCCATGGAGCGCAGCTCGGACTCAAAGTTCTGAGCCTTGTAATTACCCTGCTGCGTGTTGCGCAGATAGCCCTTAATCACATCACCGAAAAAGTCCGGGCGGTTGGCCAGTGCTCGCAGCTGCGAGCGGGACATCACGACGCGCGTGAAATAACCATCCATGTTCTGCAGTGTCTTGGCCGACATGTCGGGGTAGAAATCCCACACCGGCAGGAACTCGAACATCGGCTTGTAGCGCACCTTCTGCGTCGGCGTGGGCTGGCCGGTCTGCTGGTCCATCTCCCAGCTCGTCGTGGTGTACTCACGCGCGAACGGACCGCGCAGCAGGCCAAGGCCGAACATGATGCCCGAGCTGCACACCTTGCGATTCAGCGAGATGTAGTCCTGCGTCTGGTCGCCGCCGATCTCCTGCAGCTGGTCGTCGATCACCACCGACAGCTTCTCTGCACGGTCACTGGCTAGACGGGTCGTCGCCAGCTCCACCAGCTCAGGCGTGATCTGGACCTGCACACCCTCCTGCTGCTGCTTCTGTTGCTCGCGCTGGATCGCCTCCATCACGTCAGCAGGGTTCATGTCCGGTGACGGCGAGGCCCGGAGTTCCCAGTTGCGCTCGTTGCCGGGGAACATCAGGTTCATAATCCGGCTGAGCACCGAGATGCACTTGACGCGCGTCACGCGCGGATAGGCGCGCGAGCGGTTGGGTGCCAGCTCCTTCTCGATGTCCGGGTCGTAGATGCCCATGTACTGGCGCAGGTTGCGCAGCCAGCGCAGCTCCGCGACGCGGCGGTCCGACACGTACTGGTCGAACAGGCGATGCAGCGACTCGCCGAGCCTGCCCAGCTCCTCGGACTTGAGCTTGCGCACAGGCGCGTTGCCGTCCGTCGAAGGGACCGGCACGGAAGGAGCCATCATCTCGTCGTCTTGTGCCATAAGTCAGCTCCTACCTGATGTGGTACGCCGCGCCGTAGCTGCGCTGCTGTGTGAACGATTTCGTATTAACACCTGTGTACTTCATATCACGCAGCGCCTGCCGTTGGAAGAACCTGCACAGGTAACCGAAGGCATCCCCCGGATGGCTGTAGGCGTTCTTCTCGGGCTCAGGTGACTTGATCACATCCCGCTTGGTGTCCATCACGTAGCGCCAGCCGCCCTTGAGGGCGCGGGTCAGCGTCGGGCAGGTCGTGGGGTCGATCAGCAGGGCGGCCCCGCCCTCCACCAGCCGGGTGGTGAAGAACTCGATGGCTTCCAGCCGGATCGGCAGGCGGTTGTTGGACTCGACCTTGACGGTGAAATGCCGCTTGAACTCGTCCACCACGGACTTCTCGTCCGACTGTGAGCGGTTGGCGGCAGCCGGGTCCGGGGCAATGATGACCTGCGCGTCGGGGAAATGCTCGCGGATGTATGGTTTGATCCGTTCACTGATCAATCGCTGCGCGCCATAGCCTGACTGGATCAGCTCCCCCAGTACGCAAAGTCGCCCGGCTGCGTCCTCCTGTCCGAAGATGAGGGCTGAGCCTGCAAGACCCGGATCAAATCCAACAACAAGGGGGAGGTGGCGATTGAACTGAACAGGACGCCGGGCAATGTGGAGGTCCGACCGGAATGTAGACACCACTGGTTTACCGGCGATGGAGAAGCCCCACTCAGACTCGATGAACTGCTTGATCCAAGCTTCGCTTTTGCCTTTTGCCTGATTTGTGTAATACGCCTGTCCACCGGGCAAATTCTCGACGTTCTCCGCAGCTGCTGAGAACCCAGACGGCTGGACAAAGTATCGGGCATTTTCGGGCAGTCCCTTGTGAAGGTACTCGTACCACCAGTTGTCCTCGGTGTCGGGGTTCGATGACCCCCACATGCCCCAGTTGGTCGCCCCGCCGTCCTTGGCGGAGGGATAGCGTCCAAGACGCGCCGACAGGGCATCCACGATCTCGCGCGGTATCTGCACGAACTCGTCGAGGATGGCGAATGTCACTTCAAGAGAAAGCACGCGAGCCACGTCCTCGGCGGTGTCGAGAGGCCGGAACAGCACCTCGCACTCCACATCGCCGAAGCGCAGCGTGAATTTCCACTCGGTCAGCTTCCACGTACCGGCCTGACCTTCCTTGAACCAATAGTTCCACGAGCTGATGGTCGTGTCGCGCAGCTGCGGGAGCGTGTTACGGACGATCACCGCACGCGTGCGCCTGATGCCGTCCGGCCCCGGCTTCTGCAGCGAAGCCATGCGGATCAGCTTGAAGAAGATGCCGGTGGTCTTGCCCGAACCCACCGGCCCCACCACCCAGTCGTAGAACAGCTCCCCCTGCCGGTAGTCCTTGATGAACTCCTTCAGGACACGCGGCGGTGTGTAGCTGATGACTGTCACTTGCGGCGCTCATCCTCGCGCGCAGTGCAGTCCTCATGCGCCACATGGACCAAGGTGTCGATGCGGTTGAGCACCAACAGTCCGGCCATGAAGATCACGACACAGAGCCAAGCGAACAGGCTCAGGACCGTTTCCGACAAGATCGCAAGATAGCCAATGTGGTCCATGTCACTTCTCCCTCGCTTTGAGTCTGGCGCTGATCGCAGCAGATTTCTTCTTGGCGTCGGCCTTGGAGCTGGCTCCCCACGCTTGCAGGGAGAGCAGCAGTCGTGTCGGTTCGCCGTTCTTTTTCTCGGGTCCGGGCATGCCGCCCATGCGCGCGAGGAAGCTTGCGCGACGCGGGTTGTCGCCGGACTTGACCGGGGCCTTCAAGTTCATGCCCTCCGCCTTGGCGCTGGCGCGACCCTTGGCGTTGAGCCCGCCCTTGGGGTTCTTGCCTTCCTTGCGCTGCCACGCTGGGCTCTTGGGCATTCCGGCCATGATGATCTCCTTGTCAGCCCAAGTTGATGTTGATCTGCAGATTGTTCGCCGGTCCACCGGTCGCGCCCTTGTCGGCCTCAAGCCCCGCCGCGCGAATGGTGAACTTGATGAGGTCGGCCTTCACGCTCGGAGGAACGTCGTCGTTGGACGCATGGATCAGCCGCCACGATGTCTTGAGGAGTTCTTCTGACTGCAGCCGTGCCTTCATGCGGAACGACATGCCTTCCTTCTTCAGCTCGTCATGCGCCACCGCCACGTCCTTGACGAACTGCGGATGGTTGCGCAGCACCTCCCACTCCTCGCGGGAGAGGCCGTACGCTTCACAGATGGTCTTGATGGGGGCCGTGCGCAGGGCGACTTCGATGGGGAGCGTGACCGGGTAACCCAGCTCTGCCGGATTGTCCGGGTTCACTGGCAGGAAGCTTTTAAGCTCTGTCGAAATCGCGTTCATGGCTCCCTCATTTGAGGTTGACCAGTTTGTACCGGGTACGATTGGCGAGCGCCACGATCTCGTCGATGATGTTCTGGATGTGCGAGTCAGTCGCGCAGTCATTGCGGTTCTCGGCCACCCACTTGATGAAGGCCGTGACGAGCTTCACCGGGTCGTCGATCTTGGGCGGCACCTTCTCGGGGTAGCGTTCGATCACCCCGTACTGGCCCTGATATG